TGCTGCTGTGGGGTCCACCTCAGATGGTATCCCGCTTGGGCTGTCTACGGTGTTGTCTCAAGGTAAAGGAATCCACCGCCGACAGCCGGCCCGGCCGGGGCTGCCCAGGCGACCTCGTAGGTCATGGATACCGACTCGCCGGAGGATGACCAGTCCACGAACCCGCCGAGGCTCGTCCAGACCCCTACCGGCCCGCTGTCTGGGGTGTCGGATCCTGGATCCAGGGTGGCGCGGACGTTGTAGAAGGCCCCGATGCCAGGCGTCGTCGGGGAGTACCAGTTGCCGAGAAGCCTCAGCCTCTCCCCCGTGTACCGCTGGCCCATCACGGTTCCGTCTGGCAGGAACTTGATCTGCGCGTATGGCGGCGTGCGGTTGGCAGCAACCCCGAAGAGGGACCCATTCGTCGGCGCCGGCAAAGCCCCCTGGAGAACGAAGAAGGTCCCGTAGTTGCCGCTCTCGAACGGGCACTGGAGGTTGAGCGATAGGCTTGTCTGCAATGGCGTCAGACCGCCGCTTCCCTGAGGGCTGGTGCTCACGCGAACCCTGAATGTCGTGACCCCGGCCGCAACCGTGAACACGCCGGAGTTCAATCCCGCCGCCACGGTGGCGTAGCTGGCGCCGCTGTCGAACGACACGGCCACCCCAGTGACCATGGACGCGTCGGCCCAAGGCCTGAAGGCCTGCCGGTTGTCGATGGCCGCTATCGTGAAGTCGAAGGCGTATGCGACCGGCGAGCTCAGCGTGAACACGAACTCCGACAGCACGCTCGACAGCTGCGTCTGCGTGAAGGATAGCGTCGGCCTCGGCGTGCTGTCGGTGATGGTGACCTCGACATGGTCGGCGCCCACCGTCAGCGCGCTCCCGGCTCCCGGGTTGAGAAGCCGGATCCCGAACTTGAGTGGCGGGTTGCCGTATGTCGCGGCCCCGGCAGCGAGAATGGCGACCGCCCGCTCTGTCCACTCGGTGACCGCCGTGATCGACCCGCTGGCCGCGGTGTAGTTGACGCCGGCAACGGCCGTGATGTCGTAGGTCTGCCAGTCGACCGAGTATGGGAGGTCGCCAATGACCCACACGGGCAGGCTTGCAGCCACCTCTGGGACTGTAATTGGGCCGCCAGGCCTGGGCCCAGCCCAAGCCGTGACCGCACCGGCCGCGATGGCGATGGGCCGGAGCGGAGCAGCGCCGATCGATCCTGACATCGAGATCGCGGGGCCGACGGTAAGGGGGGCGAAGACGACTGGCAATGTGTTGGGCGCCGCGGCCGGCGACGCCACTACTAGGTTGCCCGTATCGCAGAACTCCAACGCCTGCGGCGTGAAGTTCGCTGCATATCGACTTATGCCACCAGTGACGCGCAGCTCATCGATATATGCGCTCAACGGCACTATCGCAGAGCCGCCTGCCCTCTTGTCATACTGCCCGACATAAAGCAGTGTCGAGTCTGTCTCTGCCGGGGTAACAACAGACCATGATGTGCCTGTGAAGATAGTGGTCGGCTTCAAGACGCCATCGAAGAAGATGAGCGGTGCCGACGACCCGTTGAACGATGCGGCTATGTGTGTCCACACGCCGAGCGTCAGTGCCGCAATCGTCGTTGCTGAGTTGTATTTCGTGAGCGACAAGTCGCCGATCGACATCGACACAAGCCTGGCCGCTCCGACTGAGACCGCCCACCCACTTCTAACGGGGGCATTCCCGGCACCAGATCCTGGGCCGCCAAGGCAGACAAAGTACGCCTCGCCAGAGGGTGCTGCAACCAGCTTGACCCAGAACTCGACCGTGAACGGTTGGCCGAATGCGAACTGGAAGTCCGTTGCAGGACTGACAGATAACGCCGACTGCGGCGATACCGGTATTAAGAGCGAGCCGGCGCCAAACTTCGGCAGCGTGGCGCTGATGGATGCTGACCCAATGGCGGCAATGGTTTTCGGCGTCGATGACGAGTCCACCAAGCTATTGCAATGGAGGCTCAGCAGCGTGCTTTGGGTCTGATAGAAGTTGGGGTGGGCGGCAATGGGCGGCGAGAATGTGGACGTGTACCTGGCGGCGCCAATGGTCACCCGCACGTCATCAATCCACCCATTGAAGTCACGGGTTGGAGTTACCGATGGGTCGCGGCCGACATAAACAGGTAGGCCGCCGTCGACGATTGACGAGGCGCTTGAAGATGTCGCGACAGACACCCCGTCGAGCCACAAGGTAAACGTAGAACCAGACCTGGTAAATGCTACGTGCTGCCAAGCGCCAGCAGTGAGGGTTCCTCCGTTAATGTTGCATGCTATCGTTCCTGCGGTAGGGCCCCACGCAGAAGCGACAAGACCGGTGCTGTGATAGAGCCACACACCGTAGTCCGCACCAAAGGTGGCGCGGTTCGTGAAAATTGAGTGGGTTCCACTTGCGGCCGTTGGCCGAATCCAGGCCTCGATGCAGAAGTCGCTCGTACCAAAGGCGAACGCCGACGTGCCCGGCGTTGACAAGTAGTCGTCTGTTCCATCGAGCTGAATTGATGCGCCACCAAACTTGCTCTGGGATGTGTCGACCTGAGCATTGCCGAAGGCCGTCACAGCCTTTGACGACGGCGAGTAGTCGATGAACGTAGTGCTTGCATCCGCTCCATCTCCGTGTAGGAGCAGAACCACATTGGAGAAGTACGCATCCTGAACAACAGCTGCCGGCCAGTATGGGTCGTAATCGCACAGCGTTGGCGGGTCCCTGCCAATGACCTGCAGGGCAGCGTACGAGCCAAGCATGTCAGGCCCGATCTCCGCCGATCAGCCACTCGTTGGTGGCGATCTGTAGCGCCGTGATCTGGGCGAACTGGGCGCGTGCGTTGTACATGCTGGCGGTGGCCCTAAAGGTCACCCCCGATCCAGGCACAAGGGTTAGCGCGCCGGCCCCCATCTGAGCAAGCACGATTGCCGACTCGACGGGGATCGCAACCGTCGCAAAGGGCTGGATCGTGATGGCTATGGCCGACCCCGAGTTGCACATCAGCGCGCACCCGATGTCGGTCAGCGCCAGGTTGCGAGAGGCCGCGACAGCGACGATCGGCAGCCGGCCTGGCTGCACGAACTCGATGGCCGTCTCGCCGACGTTGCACCGCAGGATCTTGAGGGAGTTGCCGGTCAGGCTCGCCGGCAGCCAGGTCGGCCGGATGGCATCGAGCTCCAGCTGCAGGGCATCGAACCCCTGCTCCACCTTGGTGTACTCGTTCTTCACCGCGCCGGCGCGCGCGAACGTGCCGTCGATGGCGTTGAAGACCCGGGTGTACCAGCGGTTGCTCATCGCACCATCCTGAGTGAGGACCAGGGGACGAAGATCGTCTTGAGGTCGTGTGACAGCTCATTTGCTGAACTGCGGCCGAGGAGCGGCGAGATGCTGATGCCCTGCCCCTTCTCGCGAATGCGCTTGCGCGACTGCTCGCCAGCTCCCCACTGAGCCTCACCCCAGTTGGCGCCACCCCAGACCAGGGCGGTGCCGAAGTTGGTGATCTGGTTGAAGGTGACGGTCAGCATGTTCTCGGCGTCGGGGTCCGCACTGGCGTACTCGGCGCTGCACTGCAGGGTGTATGCGCTGCGGCCGATGCCCTCGTACTCCATGCCACGGTACTGCTTGATGAGCATCGGGTTCTTCTGGTGCATGGCCGACAGCTTGATCGAGCAGTCGATCGCGGCACCGTCGAACGAGCGGCCGACGTCATCCTCGTACACGAAGCCATCGCTGGCGCCGTAGAACGTGCGGGTGATGCCTCCCACCTCGGCGCTCGTGGCCACCTTCACGGTGATCGGCAGGATGATCGGCATCCACGCATAGACTCGAGACCCCATCCTGTCGACGCTGTGCTGCGTGGCGCTGATGGCTGACCCGTCGGCGAAGAAGCATCTGTACCGGCCCAGGCTCTTGACGAAGACCGATGCCTGCGGCGTCTGGTTGCGGGCGATCGGGTCGATCATGCGGCTCGCGACATCCCAGATGAAGTTGCCGTAGCTCTGCGTCGGCGTGTAGGCCTTGAACCCGGGCGTGTCGTGAGCCATCGGGGTGCCGATGTCCTGCACCGAGTACGGGTTCGATCCAGACTCGAAGCTGAGAGGGGTCAGCTTGAAGTCGGATGACGACGACCCGTAGAGCACGTACAGGCTATCCTTGCAGAACACCACCATGGCCGCTGCGGCCTCGCTACCACCGACCGACAAGAGGCCGGTGATGGTGTCGCCGGTGGCCAGCTCGGCCGCACCAAGCACCGCCGACCATTGGTACGGCAGGCCGACGGCGCTCTTCTGCAGAGACCCCTTGTAGGCGAACCACAAGGCGTTCTTGTGGGCCTTGACGAAGGATGCCCTGATCGATCCCATGCCGGTGGTCAGCGGCACGTAGACGGTGCCGTCGAACTCGAACTCGCGGCCCACCCCATCGCACCCGTAGATGCGCTTGGTGTCGGTCGATCCGGTGAAGTTGAAGACGTCGTACTCGACCCTTCCGTTGGGTGGGATCGTGATGGCGGTCTGCGCGCCGGCGGCGTGAGCCTTGGTCACACCGGCGCCATTGGTCAGCCTGAGGTTCTCGGGTGACGCGAAGGTGCCGGTGACCGATGAAAGGATGAGCCGGCCCGATCCGCCGACCCACGCCGCCGTCTCTTGCGCGACCCGAGCAACCACACCAGTCGCGCCGCTCGTCTGGCCGTAGACCGTCGCGCCCTCGGCGAACGCGGTGTCGGTCCCGGTGTCGAAGCCGAGCTCCCATCCCAGCGGCACCAGGGTCCACCCGCCGACGGCGGACTTGTAGATCTCCATGGCGGTGGCGCCGACGTTGTTGCGCCAGGCGTAGATCGTCGAGCCCAGCACCGCGACGCCGCGGATGTCTCCAGACCCAGTCACCGCAGCGATGGAGGTGCGGTACTCCGCGGCCGCCAGGGCGTACAGGATGTTGTCCTGGAAGCCATCGATGACCGCATCGGTGACGCTGTGGATGCCGATCGTGGTGCCGCCGACCTTGAGGGTCTCGCCGACGGTGAAGACCCCTGTCATGCGGGTCAGGGCGATGTAGGAGGCGCCGACGTAAATCACCTTGCCGGTGACCCCGGACGTGAAGCCGGTGACGGTGTTCCCGACGACGACGCTGGTGTAGGCCACGGTGGGCACGCTGGCCGTGTAGACGGCGTCGCTTGGCCTGGGTCGGCCATCGAACCGCTCGTGGCCCCGCTTGCTCTCGTATCCGCCGCCGAAGATCGACTCGTAGTTCGAGGCGTACCGGCACGTGCCAGGCTTGGCCGCGTACGGCCCGCTGATCAGGTCGAGGCCACCACCAAGGGTGACCCCGTCGGTGTTGACCTTGACGGCGGGGATCCTGGTGGCCACGGCCTACGCGAGCGGTCGCGCCGTGTTCCTGATCTTCTCGCCTTGGCGGTCGATCAAGCGGTCAAGGAGGCGATCGAACTCGGAGCTGGCGCGCGACCATACGTCGGACGCTGCATCGGACGCTCCGGCATGCATGATGGCCTTCCAGACCACCATCATGTGGAAGTCGCTTGGCATGGCCGGCTCGTCGAGGTCTGCTGCCAGCTCGATCGGCGACTGGACGTAGTCCGCCCGCAGCACGTAGGTCGACAGGGCCGGCGCGGGGCCGACCAGGAAGTCCCCTGACGGAGCGATGCTCCAGTACTGAGGGGCTGCTGACGTCTGCGGGCCGACGATGAACCGGCTGCGGAAGACCTCGTACCGGCACCACTCGAGCTCCCACTCGGCATTCGTGTTGGTCGAGTCGTAGACCGTCGGGCTGTAGTCGTTCGAGACCGGCACGAAGTGGCTGCAGTTCGTGGCGCCGAGGGAGATCGGCGAGTGGGCCGAGGCGTTGATCACCAGGTTGCCGAGGATGCTGTCTCGCATCCAGGCCCAGTTGTACGGCATCTGCTGGATCTCGGTCCACGCGTCGACGACCCATCGAACGACGTCGAGATCCTCGCCGACGGCGGTCGCAACCGCGGTCAGCGATTCGCCCGCGCGGCCGGACTCGCGCTTGACGCGCTGGGCCATCGCGAGCAGGTTCATTACAGAGCCCGAACGACCGTGTACGGGAAGCGCTTGCGGGGGACCGCAACCGTCTTGTTGGGGTCGGTCGGGTCCTGCTCATCGACGATCAGCACGGCGTCGTCGAGCACCGACAGCACGTTGGGCGGGACCTCGACGTCCTTGCCGCGGGTGATCAGGAAGTCGACGCCATCGGCACCGATGAACTGTCGCACCGACTCCTGGTCGTTGCCCAGCGAGACGTTGATGACGAACCAGCCCTTCTTGGACCGGACCTGCGGCTTGCGTTCTGCGACATCGTTCATGCCCGACCCTCGATGAAAGAGCCCCGGCCGAAGCCGGGGCGAAAGACGCCAGAGATCAGCGTCCCGTGAGCAGCCGTCAGAACGTCTCGAAGACGCCCAGCAGGCTGCAGTTCTGGAACGTCGCGATGCCGGTCAGCGCGGTCGTCGCCGGCACGAACGTCGAGCCGGCCGTGATGACCTTCATGATGGCCACCGGCACGAAGCCTTCGGGCACGTCGGGGATGATCGACTTGCCGGAACCGTAGCCGCCCTGCACGCCGCCGGTCGCCCCGATCTGCATCGGGTCGAGGGTCGCGCTCTGGACCTTCGGGTCGAAGGTGCCCTGCACCACCAGCCACGTGCCAGCAGCGATGACGCCGATGACGTAGTAGATGGTGGTGTTGGCCGGCTGCGTGTAGAAGCCGAGGAGGCCGCTGGGCTGCGTGTACTGCGCGCCGGTGGCGGCGGGCAGGTTGGCGGCAGCCAGCGCGGCCAGTGGCGTGTTGGTCTGCGCCGTCAGGGCGAAGGTCTTGCCGTCGACCGAGACCGACGGGGTGCCGGTCGTGGTGAAGGCTGCCGCGGTGGCGCCGATGACCGCCAGCACCGTGCCGAAGCACATGTTGGCAATGAGACGGGTCGGGCCGAAGTTCAGTTGCTTGGTCTTCATGGGATTGATTCCTGGGTGTGTTTTGATGGGGGAGACCGGGTCGCCCCGGCCTCACGTCATCACTGGGCGACGAGGACCTCGCCGCGGACCATCCACGCGTCATTCAAGATGCAAGCAGTGCTATACATCTTGAAGGCCACGTGGCCGCGCTGGGCGAGCACGTCGCTGTCGCTCGGCTTCGGGTTCAGCACGATCGGGGTGATCGCGCTGGCGCCGGCCAGGCTGACCGTGGCGTAGGCGTCCATGCCGACGGCGATCATCGGGTACACGTCGGGGATGCCCGTGCCCACGCCACCGTTGGTCATGTAGGTCGAGCCCGAGCCTGTGGTCGTCGCGGCCTGCAAGAACGGCGCGTACAGGGTCGACGCCAGGAAGCGCAGATCCTTGAACGAACCCATCTCGTTGGGCAGCAGCGGCGTGTAGGTGCCGTACTCGACCGGGTTCTTCCAGCCGGTGATGGCCTCCAGGGCGATCTGCAGGTCGGGGTGACAGAACACCACGAAGGCCGCGCGGATCGGCGCCGTGCCCACCTTGTCGGAGCCCGCGAGCATGCGCGAGACCTTCTTGGCGTTCTGGCGGTTCAGCTGCCGGATCATCTTGTTGAGGATCGCGGAGTCGACCGGGCCGTTGACCGACGCGCGCGTGCCGGCCGAAGAGATGTACAGCACGTTCGTGCCGGCACGGATCGCGTTGTAGATCACCAGCTCTTGGGTCTGTCCAGCGACCTCACCCATGATGTCCGAGTACTCGTTGAGCACCGGGTCCTCGTGGGTGTCAGCGATCACGTCGCTGATCTGCACGCGGCGGCCGTACTGCGCCAGGGTGGCGCTGACGTCCGTCGTGGTCATCACGTCCGGCGCGGGCGTGACGCCTTCCACCAAGGTCGACAGCGACGGCGCGAAGCCGTTGTATCGACGGAACTTGATGGCGTTCGTCTTGTTGCGGGGGATGGGCTGCTGCTGGCCGAAGCGGCCCATGCAGAGCATCGGCAGCGCGCGGTCAAGCAGGCGCTGGGCAGCGAAGGCTGCGGTACGGGGCGAGATGTCGCCGTATGCGGTTGACATGGTTCAGGTCCTTCAGGCGGCCTTCCTCGCTTGGGCCTGGGCGGCTGCAAGGGCGAAGTTGCCCTCGAAGTCGTCGGCCGCTGGGCCGGCAGGTCCGCGGGCGTTGCCGCGCGGAGCGATGCCAGCTGCTTGGCGAAGTCGGTCTTGATTGGTGGCGGCCAACGACGGGGTCGGCGTTGGTGTCGGTGTCGGTGTCGGGAAACCCTTCACTGCGTAGTAGCGCGCCAGAACGGCGGCGCTGTCTTCGGCGGTGACGGCAAACTTGTGGGCCTGCTGAATTTCCTTCGGCTGCTGTTCAACCCACGCGAAGAAGTCATCGCTCACGACATCGTCGCGCCACTTGGGCGTGAACGACTTGTCGAGAGTCGCGCGCGTCTTGGCGACGGTGTCCTTGAACTGCTGCTCGCTGAGGGGGTCAACGACGGCCTTCATGCTCTGGGTCTCGCGGCCAACTGCGTCGACCCGGCCGGCGGTCTCATCGACGCGCTTCATCAGCGGGTCGAGTACCTCCTGCACGCGTCGCCGAACGGCGGCATCCAGATCTGGGGCTGAAGTCAGCACGTCCTCCTCGACCGCGGCGGGCACAGGTGCCGGCGCGCGGACGGGGGGAGCGGCTGTCTGGTCGAGCTTTGTCCTCATCTCGCGGATGAGGTCTTCGAGCTCTCCGTTCTTGCGCATGAACGCGGCGGCGCGACCGGAAGCCGAGCGCTCTCGTTGCGCGAGCTCGGCCATCTGGCCTTGCAGCGATTCGAGAGTGACCGGTTGAGCAGCAGGTGCGTCCACAGCCGGGGCCTGAACCTCC